TCCTTAATTGTTTCTAACTTTAATTCAAATTTAACCTTTGGTAAATCTTTTTTACTATCATCTTTTATACCATAATAATATTTTCCCAAATCAATATTTTTTACCTTTTCAGTTTCTTTAAATTTGTAATCAAATAACCACTCATTATTTTTTACAAATTCCTCTTCTAATTTATCAAACAATTCATTTTCTTCAATAACCTCTAATGGGAAAAACTCCTTTGCGTTTACATTCAACATTCTGTCAATACTTATACAATTATTATAATTTCTGTTTTTTTTTCAATTTTTTATTTTTCGCTCATTTCTATTTTTTATTTTTTAACTATTTTTAATGATAAACACATATGTTATTAGTCTAAATAAACCTCAAACACTATTAAATAAATTAACTACATGTAACCTTAACCCAATATTGTTTAACGGAACTAATGGTAAAACTCTTGATTATAATACCATTAAAAAATACACCACACCTTTATATTCTATTTTTGGACCAAAAAGCTCCATCGGATGCTCCATATCACATATATCTGTATGGAAAACCTTTTTAAAATCAAATCAACAATACGCTGTTATATTTGAAGATGATATCACCTTTAATTCTACTGATCTCAAATCAGATATAACATTTTATTTATCTAATACACCAACTAACTTTGATATATTATACCTAGGTTGCTTCGGTAGCGATCCCAATAATACATTCTTTAATACTACAATGGATTTACTTAATGTTTCTTGTAAATTCTCACAAATCAATAATTATATCATTAAACCACGCGTAGCCCTTGCTCTTCATGCTTATATACTATCACGATCTGGCGCACAAAAACTCGTTAACCTATTAGACGGTAAAATACATAATCATATCGACCTTTGTATTCAAACATTAGCTAAACAAAACTTAATTTCTACATATGTCACTAATCCAAGATTAATCTTTCAAACATCCACTGATACTACACCTTCACTTAACTCGACTAACTCATACCCTATATTATTTAATACTATATTATCACAATTTTATATAGATCATTATGTAAAAGCCAGCTATATTAGCACCGTATCACTTTTTAGAATATTTAATTATAATATAACATTATCAAATATATCTATATTTTTTATATCCCTTTTTCTATATTCATCTAACGAATCTATACATTTTATTTTAATTTTTATCCTATCTATTTCTCTACCTGACCTATTTACTTTCAATAAAGTACTGAAACTGTATCAACCGAGTCATACGAATCCCAACTAGAACTTGATGAACTAGAACTTGAACTTGATGAACTAGAACTTGAACTTGATGAACTAGAACTAGAACTAGAACTAGATGAACTAGAACTTGAACTTGATGAACTAGATGAACTAGAACTTGAACTTGATGAACTAGAACTTGAACTTGATGAACTTGAGTCTGATCTTTTATGTGGCTGCCTTATCTCTATTACCTGCACAGGTGGTTGTAATTGCTCGCTATTTTGCATTTTAATTCCTTTGGAATACTATTACACAATAAAAAAAAAATACACAAAAAAAACAAAAAATACACAAAAAATAAAAATACTATTCTTTAAAAACAAATATCATCGATATCTATTATTTCCAAATTCTTGTCACTTAACTTGAATAACTTCATAATAACATCTTCTTGTATTTTACTTTCTATATTATTACCACCTTCATTATCTCTATTTATCTTACCTTTAATATAATCAATCATCATATCACATCCAAATAAATTATCATTTTTACATCTCTTCATCGTCCCCAAAAACCACTCGTTTTCATCATACTCATCAAACTTACCATTTTTATACCGCCAATTATATATAGAATATATAATATCCTCTTGTTCTGTAATCATTATTATCTTCCATTCATATTGATGCTTATCACCACGTTTACCATTTTTTAATGGTTTACCAAAAACACCTTCTAATTCTTTAGTAGAAAAATCCAATGTATCAATGTAACAGATATCATCTGTATTAAGATCTTCCTTTACTATTACATCTTTAATAACATCAACTTTATTCTTAATTACTTCACTTTTATCCACTACATCTTCAACTTCAACTTCACTTTTATCCACTACATCTTCAACTTCAACTTCACTTTTATCCACTACAACTTCAACTTCAACTTCACTTTTATCCACTTTTTTTACTTTCGTTATTTTACTTTTTTTTATTCCTTTTCTTATTTTATTTGTTCTAAATTCCTTAATCATAGTTTTTATATCATCAATCTCCTCGTTATCCTTTTCTAACAAATAATATTTTACTAATTCTTTTACATAACATTCTAATTTACTTCTACTAGGTTCATTAAAATTTATTAAATCTATATTCATTTCTACCTTCTCCCCAGTTACTATATCGTTTAAACAATACTCGTTTTTAGATAACCATATCATAAACATTTCTAAATCATTTATAAACGTTTCGCTAAATTTATTTTTAATTACCACCATTTTGTACAATTATTTTGTTTTTTATTTTAATTTCAATTTTTTATTTAATATTTCTAATTAACTAAATAAAAAAAAGCCCAATAAAATCTAGATAACCTAAATTTTATTGGGCTTTTGTTTTTTTTATTTTTTATTTTTTATTTTTTATTTTTTATTTTTTATTTTTTTTTATATATCTAAACATTCATAACACTCATCCTCGTAACCTAAACCATAATCATAAGCATAATATCCATAATCGTTTTCATCAACTGATCTCATATCTGCATCAATGTCTATGTCAATGTCTATATCCATGTAATCATCCTCAATTTCACTTTCTGTTTCACTTTCTGTTTCACTTTCTGTTTCACTTTCTGTTTCACTTATGTATTCTACCTCATTTCCATCTTCTTTAAAAAAAGGACTCTTTAAATTATCATCAAGTCCTCTTTTAATTTCAATTTCATTTTCTATTTCATTTATACTTTTATCTTCCATTTCATTGTCTTTTTGTTTATAACATTGTATTTTTTTAATAATTTTATCGTTCTCGTTATTGTTGTTGTTGTTGTCTGTTTTAAATTCCATTCTTAAACTCTTTCTTCGTACAATTTTAATAAAAATCATTTATTTTTCAATTTTTTTTTTTATAAAGTCTTTAATATTTCTCTATTTTCTATTAATGATCTTTTTATTTCTTGTAAACATCGATTTACCTCTTTATTATCACTGTTAAAATCACGAGACTCTATACTACTTTTATAATATTTGATATAACATTCTAACGCATCACATAAAGTCTTTAAAAATCTACTTACTATTACTTCATCTACTATATTACTTAATATACGCCAATTTCTAGTCTGTAATAACTTTTTATTATTATTCCAATCACATAAAACAAATATATACTTTTCATCTTTACTAATAAAATTCCACGAATATTTTATCTTTTTACCATTGTTTATATTTGGAATTTCTCTAAATATCGTCCATAATTCATAAAAATTTAAACATATATCTGTTATAAAATATAACTCTAAATTATCCCGTTTTATATCATTATCCAACATAAAAAACGGTTCTTCATCTACTAAATCAACTCCTTGTAAACCTTTAATCAATTTCTCTAAATCCATCAAAAACACATATTATTACTTTTTTTTTTCAATTTTTATTTTTAAATCTTCAAGAGTGTAAACCATTAACCATATGTTACAATTCCTTTATAAGTAAATATACCACCAATTAGCCATCCAAATGAATCTGACTCTAAAGGATAAACATTAAAATTATGTAATTCTAATATTGAAATGTTATCATTATTACATTGTCCTTGATCAGTAATTAACAATTTATCAGCAAGATTTTCTATTTGTTTTACAATCGGTATATCTTTTGATAAATATTCAGAATATTCAATAGAAACATCTTTATTTAATTCATATATCAATGAAATTAAATAATCAATATCATACTTAATTATAACACCCATAAACTACTTCATAATTGCTGTTTTATATTTTTTTTTCAATTTTTATATTTTTTATTTTTATTTTTTATTTTTTATTTTTTATTTTTTTTTCAACAACATTCTTTTTCCCGTAACATTTTGATAAAATTTTTAATTATATCACCTCGTTTTGTATTTGATGCTATATGCCAATATATATCATCTTCATTATCAAATAGGTCATCTGTATTTAAATAATCATATACACTAAATATCCAGCGTTTACCCTTGTCTATAAATTCAAACTTGTATTCAAAACGATAATTGTCATTATCTTTTCCTGTTCTAATATAATTACCGTATTTATGTATTAAGTCACTTGTATTTATATCAACTGATTCTACCCATTCTGTTTTTGATGTATCTAACTTATCATCTAAATTTAAATACGACTCTGTTTCTCTAACATCAGACGTTGAACATTTATACTTTTTATAATGATAAAATATCTTTTCCGCTTCACATACATTAATCCTACTATCTATATTTATATTCACATTTATTTCAAAACATAAAAACTCATCAAGTATCCTTTTTGTTATTTTTATAAAATCCATATCACTTTTTATATTACCCTTAAATTTATCAAACTCTTTTAATTCATTACCTATATTATCTTTAAAAATTAAATATTTATTTAACAAATATTTACTATAAGATTCCATACCAAAATAAATCAAAACTATATATTTTGATTTATTTTTCATTTTTTTAATTAAAATACCACCATTTATATTAATCAATCTTATTATCTTTGTTAGATAATACTTTTTTACGAAAACTAATATATATTTTCATTAATATCAAACCAACCACAATAAATGATAATGGAACACCCAATAAAATCCAATCAAATACTTTTATATCACTTTTATTCCGATATAAAGAATATCCAAACCCACATAACAAATTCATATTCCATAATACTAACATAATTACATCAAATGATATATTATCACCTACACCTTTACGCATTGATGTACCCCAATTTATATCACCTATTGATATTAATGCCCATAATCTCGCCGGAAACACTACTGAAACATAATTTATACAATAAAACACATAAAATAAATTCTCATATATACCTGATACTATGACACCATATATCGCCTTTATTAATCCTATTATAAATACAATGTTCAAATATATACCTAATTCTAATATGCTACCATACCATAATAAATATACCAAATACCCCATAACTATAAACGGATACACCAACATATAAATTAAATCTACACTCATTAATACATTATGTTTATTTATGTTATTTATACTCCAAAGAAACTCCCTAAAAGATGATTTGTTCCACCTAATCTGCTGTTTGTAAAATCTATATATACTACTAGGCGTCTCCGTTTCTCCACACACATTACTATTATAAATATTTTTATTTTTTAATGATAATATCAAATTAGATAAATGCCTATCATCACCATATGTACACTTCTTTCCTAAAAATTTCTGATCATTCCATTCTTCTACTATTAATTCTACCAGTTTTAATCTATACATCCCTAATGGCCCAGATATACATAATACACACCCATTAAATGATTGATACGCCCTCTCTAAATTGAATGCAAACCAATATCTCACTTTACTCATAAAAGACACCAATGAATCATACTTATTATGTATTGATAAATTACCAACCACACCTCCAACTATTTCATTATTAAAATTTCCAATCATATTATCTACACTATTATAATTAATCACAGTATCACTATCCGTACAAAAAATAACTTCTAAATCTTTATTATACATATTCCTTTCTAATATAGATAACTTAAATCCTATATACATAGATTCACGCTTACCACTATGACGTTTCGATATTATTATCACCCTTTTATCTATAATTTCACCCATTATTGCTATTATATCATCATTTTCCTTTAATTCTATATATATATACTGTTCCTTAAATATCTCTTTAGCAATATTTATCATATATTCATCATCACTTTCATCTCCATCCACTATTATATATATCTTATTTAATTTATCTATCATCTTTATAGATTCTAAACACATCCTATAATATTTCTCATTTTCCCTATATCCAACTACCATTAAATTACATAATATATCATTTTTTAAAGAAATTACATTAGTATACCTATTCCCAAATTTATTGTTTATAAATGCCAATATAAATTCCATTATTAAATATACTATCATGTATACACCGTAAACAGATAACACTAACAAATCCCAATTAAATACATATTGTAACACTATAGGAACCACTAATACACCAATTAATAATACTAATAATAATATATTTAAAATCATAAGCCCTAACATTTTAAATCCTTTGTCTTTAAACTAATTAAAAAAATTGAAAAATAAATGAAAACAATAATATTTTGTCTATGTCTCATTCAACTTTATTTAAAAAAATTATCTCTAAAAAAGTACAAAATAAATACGTATTTGTTTTGTATAAAAATAAATTTAACAATAAATCATCCGTTAGTACTCCTTTACAAGTATGTACTAACAGCTATGAAACATCCTTTTTTATCTTGAACTATTACATTAACGAACTCTATAAAACAAAAACTATTATTAGCCAACAATTATTTAAACTATTAAACTCCAAAAAATCTATACAAACAAAAATAAATGCCATTATTCTAGAATACAACAATTTATTTGGCCCTAATAATAAAGAAGATTATTACAGCATAAATAATTTCACCTTTCAATTACTTCCACAAAAACATATATTGCTACATAAAATTATTAAAAAACAAATTAAACATAATAAATACTTTATAAAATATACTTTACACGATTATAAAATATTTTATAATCTCTTAAATTATATGTATCCAAATAACTTTACAAAATAACTTTAAAAAATAAAAAAGCCCAATAAAATTTAGATATTCTGAATTTTATTGGGCTTTTTTATTTTATTTATATATATATTTCATAATTTCATCAATATTATCTAGATCAGATATAACTTCTAAATATTCTAAATTAAACTCATCTAATAACTTTTTTAAATCTTTTTCTATTTCAATCGACTGATTTTCATTATGAATACGTCCAACATTTTCATATGGATTATTTTTATTTCTTTTTAAAAATATATATACATTATTAAATTCCTCCATTTTTGATAATATCATCCTTTCTGTTTTTTCAACATTACAAACATTATCATCATGATGTCTATTATAATATAATCCCAATAACAAACATGAATCTGTAACTAAATAATCAACCTTTCCATATACTGCCTTTATCATATCATATTGTCTTTTTGTAACATACCACTGATTCGCTAATTCCTCTAACCTATTTTCCCATACTAATTGTTTTGCATACTCTTGTATCAGTTCACTCGAATTATGATCAGTCTTTAATTTTACAAATGTTAAAGCTGACATCATAGATTTACCACTCGAAGGTGCTCCAACAAAATTTATTAACACCGGTTTCATAAAATAATAATTAATATAATATAAATTTATTATTATTTATTATTTTTCAATTTTATTATTAATCCTTAGTTAATTTAGTTATAAACGTTGAAAAACCACTCGCTAAATATTTTATAATTGATAAAATATAACCATACATCGTTTTCTCATTTGTCACTAATACATATAATATCTTATCATCCTTATTTCTATGCTGTTTATATATAGCACCTACATCACTTTCTAAATCTATTAAACTACCATCCTCTAATCCCAATACTAAATTATTCACCTCATAATCCTTTTGTAATAACTCTATTTTTACTATTTTTAATATTTCAGACATCTTATTATCCATATGTATTGTTATTTCTAATCCATACTTCATCGTTCTTGGAATATTTTCATCTTTTGTTGCTAAAAGATTACTTAATTCCCTTTCTACAGAATCAACTACTATAGGAACATTTCCTAAACCCCTAGATCTCACATTACCACTAAATCTCGCCCTTTGATCCTTATCCGTATTTTTTCTATAATTCACAAATTCTTTACCTAATATACTACTCCTTAACATTATCTATTATTTATTAATATAAATTTATTTTTAAATTCAAGTAAAAAAATTGATTTAAATAATAAAAATATTAACAATAAATATGTGCGACTTTGATACTAATATTACATTACGTAATCTTCATTATAAAAAAAATAACCTTAAAAACCGTTATAAACATAATCCACGTCCATATATTCTTTTTGACATTTTAAATATTATAAAAGAAATTAATGCACTTGAAAAAAAATTATAACTAATCTTATTTATAATCTTATTTATAATCTTATTTATAATCTTATTTATAATCTTATTTATAATCTTATTTATAATCTTATTTATAATTTATAAAATTTATTTATAAAGTATATTTAATAAATGTCATCTTCTAAAAGATATAATTATAACATTGTTTTATCAACAAGTGGTAGTCTTATATCTACAAATACTACTAATACAAATGTATCTATTGGTACATTAAATGTAACTGGTTTAACTTCTGGAAATATTAATTTTACTGGAGCTTTATATCAAAATGGAACTCCTTATATAAATTCACAATGGACTACAGGTACAGGTGGTA